CGTTGTTTACTAGAGTTATAAGCAAATCCATCTAAAAATGTTGCAGATGGCTTTTGTATAATATCTGGACTAGGTTTACATAAAGAATCCTCAGAAGTAATAATCCTTTTAAAATTAACTATGCCAGAAGTATCAGTGACAAGATAAGGAGGAGCTAAAGTACATATCTCCATTACTTTTCCACTGCAATTTGAAGCACTTACTGTTTTTAAAATACCAACACAGTCAATATAATTGAAAGAAAAATCACATTCTGTAAACTCTACTCTATATAATAAACATCCGTCAGAGTTTACGGAATCTCCGTATAACTCTACGGGTAAAGCAGTCGAATTGGCTGAAATAAAGGGGTCTGGTCTTACATCATTGTAAGGGTAGTTAGGGTAAAAATAAGTTGCTTTATCCTTTGTGTATGTACCTACGTTATGAATAAGTCCTTTAGCTACAATAGATTTATTATTAGCTCTGTTGGAGCGAATTATTTTATAGCCAATAATCTCTTCCTTCTGTTCTTTTGTTAAGTCAGAATTGTTGATTAAGTCTTTTATTTGGTCGGTACTTATATTAACTCCAAGAGGATACATATTACCTGCATCATCATGAATAGGAGATACTAAGCAGTCAGGCATTTTATGATGCCTAATCTTTTTACCAGCTAAGTGCTTAAACTGTAATTCATCACAAGGATACAACTCTTCACTTTCCCAATAAGACATTTTACCATACTGGTAACGTCCTACGTAACACGTATCATCTGTCAAAGCTTCAGGATATGTACCTTCTAATGTAGCTGTGTTGTATACTCTCCATCTAGCTTGAGGTTCACTAGGAGAGCAAACGTTGTCAGACAAGTTAATAACATCTTCATTACTAACTATCTGTAAATCAAATTCGTTAGCAACCCTGCCCGGAATATGAAATTTATCTGTAGTCCTACCTTTAGTAAGTAGGAATACTATATCAAAAGCATACACTTCATCCCTCATGTAACCTTTGTAATCAGAAGCTACTAAAGGGTCTTTATATGTTTTATCACTAGATAACTTAAATGTTTCCCATAACAATTCTATGTTATTAGCTATAGATTGGTAAGACACTCTCTGAGGTACAGTTAAATCTGCCCTAACTAAAACACCACCTACTGAGGTAAGTATTTTACTAGATACATAAACTGGATTTCTTTGGAATACATCTTGTAAAGATATATCCTGAGATTTTTGACCTACATAAATAACAATCTGAGTAGGGTCAGTAATATTATACGTACCTACTATCTCTGCTGAAGAGATGTTGTTTACAGTTTTTACAACTACCAAATTAAAGTAATCATAAAATCCTGTAGAGTCCAGCTTATCTAAAGCTACAGTAATAGATTTATTAACAGGAGAGTTAAAATCTAGGGTGATATTGTTTGGATTAAATATTGGTAGAGGGTTAGTAATAGAGAATACAGAAGTATAAGCTTGCCCTTCTACATTGGCATATTGAACTCCAAATTGGTAAGTACCAGATATTAAAGTTCCGTCTCCCTCTACTTGTTCTACAGTAACAGAAGGGATAGCAAAGTTAGGATTGATAGCCAACTTATTACAGTCCAACTGGTCTGTAATAGTATTCTTACATCCTTCTTGTTCTATCTCTAAGTAGGGTAAGTTATTAAAATCAATAAATCTATCCTCATTATAACCATCTACCCAAAATACCTCAAATCTTCTGTTATCTATATAGTGAACAGCATCTAAGATGGGTTTGTCTATTTTAAAATTTAAACAAGCTCCACCTATAATCTTAGTGTAACTACAATCTTCTAGACCAGATTTACCTATCTCACAATCATTGGTGGTAGGATTTAACAGCCAGTATATAATAATATTCTTCTCGTATATGGCATAGGTATTTAATACTACGTATCCTTCTGGGAGAGATACGCACAATTGATTAGATGGCTCATTTTGATAATTTACGTATTGTCCATCAAAACCCTCTATCATTGCATTGAGGGCATAAGTAAGCTTACCTTTCTTTAATTGTGAAAGAGATTGCTCTAAATCCATTCCTAAAGCTCCAAAATTACCTGTTAGTTCTGCCATAATTAGGGATTCCTTCTCCAGTTATACCTGTTATATTTATTATTCCTATCTGCTACTTGATATTTATCAAAAGACCTTCTTTGTCTTTTAATAGCTCTTACCTTAGCGTGTATATCTTGTTTCTTAATCTCTGTTTCTGCTAGTATATAAGCTTCGTTTGCCATCTGAGAGTATCTCTCTAATTTCCTTTCTATTTGATTAGAAGTCTCATCAATTACTTGATTAGAGAGTTGTTCCATAACCTTATACTTAATAAAAGCTTCTATATACTCTAGTATACGAAAGTTATCTGGTACTAGTTGGTATCCATTACCATCGTACTCTTTTGCATAAAATATCAAATGTACAGTCCCATTCCTAAAATTAACAGAAAACTTATTATCATGTATATCAAAAGTATCTGCTGCACTGCTACCTACATTAGGACAGTCTCCACCACAATAATCTAAAGTAGATATATTTCCGGGTTTTAGTAAGTATTGCCTACTAAAAGTTTGGTTCATTGTGTTGTTTGTCTTATATACTGCCTGTATGAGTTTAGGCATACAAGTACAACGATCAGGAGGACAATTACTATTACAGGATACTCCGTTAGTTATAACGGGAGATACTTGTATTGTAGTTTGACTAGATGCTTGAGAGTAGAAGGAACTAGCTGACTGATAAGGTCTACCTTCTACCTGAGTACACAACCAAGCTTCTCTAATCTTAGAAAAGTTGTCTGGTAACCTAGCTTCAAAATCCTCTATAAACAAAAAAGTTTCTGAGATACTATAAGAACTTTTACCTAGCTTACGTAAACATTTATCTGTCCATGTACTAAACATTAAATCATCTACAGCTCCTGTATCAAAGTAACTTTTAAGTTCTTCTTTTACATTGGCGTAGACGCTCTCAGGACTAATAAAATCGTATTTATAGTAGTAACTCATTTTACCATTCTTTATATATGTGTTGTATATCTGGATTAGTAGATATATAGTGTGCAATCATTCTAGATGATACCCTGCTAGGCTTAAATCTCCACAAAGTTTTAAAGGGTACTTTAGATTCTATCTTAAACCATATCCAACCAAAGAAATAACCTTCTGTATGATGATTAAAATTATAAATAGTTTTTCGCTTTTCCTTACTTTTTTTCCAGTCTATAGGTAGATTTATATATTCTTTTCCGTTTGGCCCGACTTTTTTTATTTTTCTTTTCTTTTTTACTATGCTAAAAGCTCCAAAAGCATTGCACAGCTTTTCTTTATCCCCAGTTTCTAAGATGTAGTTTCTGAACTCTTCATTAAACTGATATATAATTTCAGACCACTCTCTGTAAGATAACTTCTTTAAGTTTTTATGCTCTCTACAGAAACGCTTGTAGTTTTCTACACTACCAGACCTATACTCAACTTTTACTCTTGGCATTATTTTCCTATATTATTAACAGATTGTCCATCTACATTATCATCTTGCCTATCTTCTGGTAACCTAAAGTAAGTCTTAAGAAGGTAAGCAGAAGACATTTCAATTACAGGTTGGAGCAGATAAGAAGGACACTTAAACTCATTATCTAATGGGTTTTTGCACAACTCTTTTTTATCTACTTTACCATCGCAATCACAATCTTCCTGATACATTACTTCAGGAGTTACATCTTCCTCAAAGAAAGCGACCAACTTAACTGTTGTTACATCAGGATTAGTTACATATAAATAACCATCACTTATCCAGTAATAAGTTTCTGTAATCAAAGCTCTTAAGGAAAGTAAGTTTATATATCTAGACGGAGTAAGCTCTTTTAATTTTACGTTTTGCTCTATTCCAAACACTCCTTTTATTGAGTAGAAGTAGTTACTCTCTCCTATTCTAGGTAACTTTATCTTAGAGCGAGCTATGAGCTTATTACTATTGTAATCACAACATTTAGAAATAGGGACAGCTTCTAGAGGTAGACAGTGTATAGTAGTATAGATAGTATCTGTAGCTACTAACTTTCGTAGGTTAAGTTCTCTTTTTATTAAAAGAGAAGCATTATTACGTAGAACAGATAAAACTGTCCTATCGTTAATTACTCCGTCAGAAGATAACAATCTGTGTGTACTCCTTAAAGTTGATATGGCATCCCTATTTGTTATCATTGTTCAATTCTTTCTTCAAACTCAGCTTTTTTACCTGTATGTGGGTCATAGACAAATAAAATAGCAGCTCGTATGTTATTTACATAATTGTGGTCTCTGTGCCACCTATCAGGCCCAGATAAGGAAGGAAGTTGCTGAATACGAACTCCCTTAACTTCCTTGGACATATAGTGGTGTTTATCTCCTGTATGTATTTCCCTATACTTAGCACAACCAAAAGCTATAGCAGAATCACCTGTAGCAAAGAGTAAGGGCAAATCTTCTATCTTACAGTTGCCATGATGATAACCTATAAAGGTATTACCTAGTGCTATCCATTTAATTGTTGTGTTAGAACGATCAAAATTTACTTTTTGGTCTTTCTTAAAGAAAATATCTAATCCGTGAGCCAAATAAAAAGCCTTAGTCCTATCATGATTACCCTGTACTAGTATTACATGTACAGTTTGGGAAACTGCTCTTAACATAGTTATTGCACTAACTAGCAAATCAAATCCTACTTCGTATTCATTATCAAATTCTGCAATAACATCTTGAGGAGTTCCGTTTGTAGTTGTATTCCAGTAAGTATCTGTATGGAAGAAGTCGTTACTTATTACTAGTACTGCATTTCTAATCTTAAATGCTCCAGATGCTTGATTAATAAGGTTTTGTGCTACGGATAAAAACTGGTGTCTCCTGTTTTCTAGTGTTTCTTCTACTACTGTTTTCTTAGCTAGGTGAAAATCTGCAATAGACAATTCTATATCTACAAGTTGAGTAGCATTAGAATTTTTATTTACAGTAATTTGTACAGGTGTGGGCTTATAATCCTTTAAGAACTTAGCAAAATCCTCTGAACTATAGTCCTCAGATTTCTTTTTTGTAGCTAGTACAGAAGAAGTAAACTTACCCGTACTCTTTAGTTTACTCCAGTAATTAGTTATTTTGTACTTTTCTGGGTCAATTTTGTGCAACTCATATAGTTGCTCTACTGTTTTTGGCTCAAAATCTAGGCTGATATTACTTTTCACACTTCCTTTTTCTTCATCTACGTAAGTTTCTCTATCAGAATGGATTGGGGGTTTATCTTCTTTAATTTCCTCAAGTAATTCATCTACCCTTTCCACAGTTACTCCTAACCTCTTAGCGTAATACTGCTTGCTCTTTTTGTACTTCAATAATTTGAGTAAAAAAGATTTTTGTTTTTCTTTCTGCATTGATGCAATTTGAGTTAAAAAAGCTTTTGTAAAATTACTAAAGGTTTTTAATATAAGCAAAAAAGTCCAGTAGGTAAATAGTTTGACAAAGTTAAATATTAACTATTTTAATGAAAAACCCCGTTATAGACATAACGGGGCTAAAAGGCGGGTAAACCAATAAATCCCACCATTTAATATTATGGACAAGGAACTGAGGAACAAGCACTATAGTTTGTGGTTATAAATATGCTTGCAACAGGGCTTCCAGTTGTCACTGTTTTAATATAGTACAGATAGCCATCATTTCCATAGTAGAGCCTATTACCTGTGAGAGGCCCAACAAAGCTTTGTACAACTTGGTCTGTCACATCCAGCGTACATGTACCACAAAGATACCTGTCAGCTAAGTAGTATAAAGAACCTCCACCACTAGTAGTGGTTGTAGTTGTAGTAGAAGATGGGGGAACTAATCCACAATCACCTAAAAATTCACAGAAACGAGCTTTTAATACGGCATCAGCATCTATTTCATCAAACATCTTGTTAATGAACACATTCCAATCTATTACAGGGTCTAGATCAACTTTATCTGTAGTAGCGTTATAGGATTCATTTATGCGTACACCATCTAAGGCATTTACCTTACCATCAATTTTATCAATTAAATATCCATTAGAGGTATCACCAGCTCCTGCTTTTAATTTATCATTTCTAGGAGATAAGGTAACAAAACCCGGATTAGTTGTATCATCTATAACAATCTCAGTACTACCAGCTAACTTAGCTATTAAAGTGCCCGGACTAGAATCTGTAGGAGAAGCTGCTACTAACCTGTCTGTACCTGCAATAGAACCAGCTAAAGCAACGGTCTTACCCAAACAAGGGTTAGAAGGGTTAGTTTGAGTAACATTAAAACTAGAGGAGAAGGTAAGCTTGTTCTTAATATAATCATCTACATGATTAATAATAGATTGCATAGCCCCCTGCAAGTCAGTAGTAACTACACTAGGTTTAGTTACACAACCCCAAGTTAAAGTATTAATATCAAACGTACCTGTTTGACATAGGCGAGTTTTAATTTTGTTAATAGTGTCTACTGCACTGTCATTAGCTGTAGGACTAGGTAAGCAAGAACCTATGTTATTAAATGAACCCAATCCAGAACAGTCAGAAGCTATGGAGCATAACTGGCTATTAATCAAGTTAAAAGCAGCAGCTATAGTTGTAGGTGGTGTAGGTACTGTAAAACATTGATTCCAGTTTACACCTACTAAACTTGTATAATTCTGTAGGTTATTAATAGCTGTACAATACTTATTAAGTACAATAGGTATAGTATCTGTAGAAATAACTCCTGCGGCAGTACAAGTAATAGAAGGATTATTAACTCCATTTATAGCACTAGTAACAGAAGCTTGATAAGCAGGGAAAGTAGTACCTACAAACGTATTATAGCCAGTATTCAAAGAACAGAATTGTTGGCTTATCTTCTCAACAAACTCTTTTTGTGTAGCTACAGGAGCTAAACAATAAGTGTTATAAGTAGCGTAGTTACCTGTAGTCTGACACAGCTTATCTTCTATTTTTTGTAATGCTACCTCTAAGTTGTCATTTGTCTCTATTTCACTACAAGGTAAGGCTGGCCCACTATAAAAACCACATTTTGCATTGTAAACGTTGTTTCCACAGATAGGGTCTCCACAGCTATCACAGTTTGGTTGTGAATACTGAACATTGTAGTAGAAAGGAGTATTTGTTGTGCTGCAATTCATGTTTAAATATGTTATGGTATATACATAATAAAGTTAGCTGCTATAGATGGTTGTCTGTTTTCGTGAGAAAGACCGCCACCAGCAGCTTGTATTGTAATACCTGTAGTTGAAGTAGTGCTATTGTTGTCTGTAGCAGGTTGAATCAGTACAGAGTTGTTTCCCTGACCTTCTTGAAGAACTTTTGTAGAGTTCTCATTACCGTAGTTTATATTACGTCCATAGAATTTAGCTGTACTATGCTTATGTCCGGGATCGTTTAATAAGTGTTGGTGAGAGGGTATTTGAGTTACATTCAAAGTTACAAAACTTTTACCAAACTTCTGCCCTAAAGAATAATTTGTTCCTGCATTGGCAGCAATAGTTGGGTCTACTTCAGAATCTAAAGCTCCACCGGGTACACCTTGAATAGCACCTACTGCAACCCTACCTCTCTTATCAGGAGTACCGTTATTTCCATTACAAACATATACCTTATCAAAACCTACAGAAGATATACCTCTACCAGAACTATCAAAGTTAGAAAGAGGGCCATAGTATTCATAAGCTACATGGGGAATCATTTTGGTATTTTGCTGAGTAGCTACACCACTAGTACTAGTGAGGTACTGAGCAATTAAAGTGTTTAAATCCGAAGCCTTAACATAATCACTACTTATGGTAGTGTATTGAGTAGATAATGTACACAACTTTACTATAGCTGCTTGTAGTACATCTCCTGCTGTAGGGTTTTGAGGTAATCCCTCTAAACAAGCTGTATTAAAAGAATAAGATTCTCCAACCTTCTCTTCTATCAATTCAATCATACCCTTTAAGTTACAATTGGATTGAATTAATATCTGTAAAATATTGATTAAGTTCTTATCTTGGCAACAATTAAACAACTCTTCCATGTAAGGACAAGTCAAGTCCAGTGTAGATAAATCTATACCCTGTCCTTCTGCAAACTCCTCCAGTTTATCTACTACAGCCGCCTCAAACTTATTTAAGGGGTCTCCCGTTTTGAGACCTAATAAAGGAACATCCCTTTCTGTGTACTTTATGCAATTGTCAGAGAATATTTCTCCGCAACCATTAAAACAATCTTGGCAACTCATTTGTATATAAGTATTTTAACTCTTGAAATAATATCTGTAATGTTTACAGAGTTTGCGTAGCATTGATTAAATAACCTTGCAGTAAGTATTCTTTTGTAGTAGAGTAAGTCTGAATACACCTCTTTGTCTATCTTACTAGTATTAAGTAAGGTTAAGTTATTATACATACTATCTGCGTAATAGAATATTTTGGTATCTATTTCACAAATAAGGTCTTTTATATCTATGCAGTTGGTACAGTTTGTGAACTTTGTGTAGAGCATTGTTTGTTTTTGTTTTCATGACAACTGGGGCATAATCCATCTACAAAATAAGTTGATGGGTTACAACCCCAACAGGAGCAACATTCTGCTCCACAATTTGTGCATTTAGCTTTAGACATTACAATTACATTTATTGGTTATAAAATTATCTAACATACTATTAGCTTTTTGGTATAGTTTGGTAGCTTTCTTGTTAGCACATTTATTTGCTGCTGCAATAGCTCCTTGTATAAAATAGTTTATAGTATCTAACTCTTTTTTCTTTTGTTTCCTTATAGGCCCATCACACTCCATAATATCCAGCTTCATAAAAGCTGTATCTAACTTTTCCATTATCTGGTAAACCCTAAAAATTGTTTTCTCAACAAAATGTTGGGTAGCAGGGTTTATAGTATACTTGATTTGATAAAGGCCATCTGATAATGGCATTAGTTGTTCACCTTCACAAGTTAATCCTAGTACTTCTGAGTTGTATGTATTCAAAGATTTAGGTACAAAAACGGCTGTAACCGGAGGAAAGCCAGCCCCTGTTATTTGGATAGTAGGGGATACAGGAGTGTAGTTATTAGGATATACTGAAATATCTGCCAAAGATAAGTCAAAACTTGAATAATTCTCTATTAAAAGGAAATCTAATTTTATATTAGACATTTTTATCGTTTTGAAAAGTCACTTAATTCTTTAGCTACTAGTTTAGCCAAATTTTGTTTGTTTGCTTGGTATATCTGCATATCACTATCATTTGTAATAAAACAGACTTCTATCAATATATTCTCTGCTTTAGGACGCATAAAACCCAATCTACGTCTAGCACTAACAGCTTCTGGTTTTACACCTCTCTGCCTAAATCCTACCTGTCCAAAAACTCTTAGTAATGAACGACTTAAGTGCATCTCAAAGGGAGAGGCACTATCTGGTACAAATATTTCAGTGCCATTGGCAGATGGTATACCTGCATTCCAATGTATATCTACTAATATATCTTTACTACCAAATTTACCTTTTAACCAATCTAGGGTCTGTAGTAGGGCATTAGAGTTACTGTCAGTCTTTGCTTGTATAGATAATTTAGCTAACTCTCTGATAACCAAATCTCTAAACTCTATTGCCAAGTCTCGTTCTACATGTTGTTTATAACTAGCTCCGGGATCAGCCCCACCATGTCCTGCAAAAACAAATATATTACGCATAGAATAAATTAAAAAAGCCAGAGGGATTTGGAATTAATCCCTCCCTCTGGCTAGGTTATTTAACCTACAATCCTATTAAGGAGTTGTAGTAGTAGTTGTGGTAGTCGGGAAGATAGCTATGGGGCTAAAATCTTCAGCAGTACCAAGGTAAGTCTCCAACATCGTTTTGATAGCAGTAGACAGAGAACCAGTAGGTACAGCTACAATTACCATAGCATCTTCTACAATATAATCTCCCCAAGTATACTGCTCATTAGCAGGCTTAAACTTGATATAGAAAGTATTGTAAGTAGTGTTAGCAGCTACATAACTCTCAAAGTTATAGTTGTAACCACCCATCCTGTAAAGATGCTTTAAATAAGCAGCTTGATAGCTGTAGTAATCTTTCTCCAACTGTGCAATCTCATCAGCAGTACCTGTAGGATAGCTAGAACGTTGGCTAGTTACTATTTGAGCAACTACGTCACAAGCATCAGGAACAATGAAGTCAGCAGTAGTAGCTGGCCCTTGGAAGATGAATGCGTTAAACCACATCCTATCATACTCAAAAGGAAAAGCAGCCACATCACAAGGTTGACCATACTTAGTCAAAGCTTTACCAGTAATCCTCAACTTTGCATTAGCACCTGTGCCAACTTTAGCAAAAGTGTAGAAAGTGCTGAAAGAAATGTTGTCAGGATTAATACCGGGAGCAGATTCACCCAACTTAGCAATAAGTTTATTAACTAAACCTTCTGCATCTACTGTATCACAAGGATCAGCACCACAATCACAGCAAGGAGCTTGTACAGTAACTGAACGAGTGAATCCATTAAAATACAGAGTATCAATGTAAGAAGAGTGTGCGCGTAAAGTTAAAGTTACATACTCACCACATTTTACATTAAAGTTACCAATATCAGTAATCTGATTTAATGCTGTAGCATTACCTGCAACATAATACCAGTTTACAATACCAGTCTTAGAAATTTTATCAGAACGCTTTGAGGCTTGAAGGTAAGTATTACCACGGCCTTGAGCTAAATAGATATAGGGTTTGGTAGCAATAGTACCTGTGGCGGTAGTTGCATAAGCATTGTCAAAAATACCAAACTGACCTGCTGTCAGGTTTTGTGTACTTCCAGTTGTAGGAAGAGTGCTTTGAGAAGAGGGAACCACAAAGAGGGTTGTTAATGAAAAATCCATTACTTTTTGTTTTAAATTTTAAAAATTTTATTCATTTGTTTGTATCCGAACTTGGGCAGCTTCTACCGCCGTAGGATTGTCTGTATACATTGCTAGATTTTTAACGGCTAAATCTACTAACTCGTCCTCTAAGTAATCTTGTAACTCACAGTCAGAGTTGACAGAAGCAGAGCCATCTAGCTTTATATACCCTTCTTTATCAATGTATTTAGGATACCTTATGTAGGAAAGATATAAGTCTTTCGGTTTAAAAGTCCCATCTGTATATACTGCTATTTTATCATTAGCTATTGTACAGAAGGTTTCCTGATACTCAAAAGAAGGTTTGTAGTTATTGTTATTAAGTAATAAATGTACGTCAGAATGTTTTGTCAAATCCCTATTTACGTAAATAACCCTATCCTCACACGAACCTTTATCAGCAACAAGGTAGCTATTAACGTAGAACATATATTTACCCTTCAACTCTTTAACAGGAAAAGACCAAGCATTTAGCTTTTTGTCAGTCTCTTCTAACGGTAACTTATGTTCTGTTTCAACGAGATTCTGGAGGTCTTCATACCTCTTTTTAAAAGCATCTAGACCTCCAGAAAGTACGTTGTTACTATTTAATTTTTGTTTTACTAGAGTAATCTGTGCTTCATTAATAGCAAGTAGCTTATCCTCTAGTTCTATACTTTGATGACTGTTAGAAGACAGTTTATTTAACTTTTGATCTATTTTGTATAATAAACTATCTGTTAAAATCATGCTAAGGCTAATTTTTTCATTTTCACTTTATCTAACAGAGCAAGATAGTCTTCTTGGTTTTCTTCGTCCATAAGACTTTGTACCCATTCAGATTTAGTATCTGCAATTTTCAGTTCTCCTTCGTAGAGTTTTTCATTCCTCAAACGATAGATAGAGTGTGTAATTGCTTGTTCTACTAAGTCGCTAACATCCAGTAATTTTTCTTCCATATGAGCAAATCGGTTGAAGAGACTAATAGGATTAGTTCCTTTAAAATAACCAACTTTAATTTCAGAATCCTTAAGGATATTATCAATTTGGTTGTAAACCACTTCTTCTTTAGTATCCTCACTTACAGGTAATCCCATAAGCCTAGCTACTTTCCTTATCTTACTAGGAGTCATGGCATCCAACTCGGCAACAGCTTTGTTGATAAGCTTCTTCTTTTTATTTAAGATTTCATTATCACGTTCATCGTCAGCTACATACCACCTACAATCAGCTCCATATTCACCCCTCTCATAAGCTTGAAAGGAAGAAGCAATAGTAGGGTGTACCCTTAACCAAGCGAAGGTAATCAATTGTCTGGTATTATCCAAGTCAAATGTATTATCTCCATCAACAAGTTTGATAGAAGTTACGTGTAATTCATCTTGACCATCCCTGTATAGAGTGTAATTCCAGAATTTACTAGTAGGAGACAATTCACTTTCAGGAATACTTAAAGCTTCAGCAATCTGCTTACGCCAAGTAGTAATTCTTTTAATTTCTACATTACGTTCAGCTTCATCCTCGATACGTTTAATGTAGCTAGCATTTTCATCTAGTCCTGTACGGTAACGTCCACTAGCTTCCTTATAGGGGAATTTAAATTCTCCAGTTCCGGGAACTCTAGTTAAACCTTCTTTAAGAAGGCTCGTTTCCATTGTTTGTGTTTGTGCTCCTGCTATGCTTTTCTTAATAGCGGAAATTTTAACGATCTTGCCCATATTTAGTTATTATTACTGGTTTAAAAAAGTAGAGTATTAGCATCAAAAGCTCACATTCAAGATGTACTCTGTGTCCTTTTTAAGGGAGAGTCTCGTAGATTTGAGACTCTCCCTGTAGGCTAAGGACTAGCCTATTTAGAATTGAGGAATTTCTTCAATCAGAACTGCCCTAGACAAGTCCTCCATAAATACGTCACAACGATCCTTCATCCAAACCTCATAACCGGGGAACTTATTAGCAGAAGACATACCCTGAGATTTGGCAAAGCCAAGGTGATGCCTAGTACCATCAATATAACCCCAAGTCATAGAAGGAGCACCTTGCATACGTACTTCACGGATGTTATTTGTCAAGCTACCATCTGATGCAGGAGATACGTCAAAGACAAAGAATACCGGAGTAGACTTCTTATTTTGACCAAACTCTACATTAGATTGTGGCAAGTCAAGTTCTTTTAGGTGAACCAATTCAATCTTACCAGTTTCCCTAGTAATCATGCTATCAAAAGCCCAATTATAGGTAAGAGATTGACCTTGACCCTGAACACCCAAGCCGTTTGCGCCACCAGTTGCCATCAGAGTCAGACCTGAGTTCAGGGCATCGCTCTTAACAGCTTGTTGGAATACATCAAAACCAGCTTCGTTAGTGTACATTTTAACCCTACGGTCTTTCACATCTACCCTACGATAGAACAGGTCTCCAAACACACTTCTCAGAAGGTTTGCAGAGAACTCTCCCCTATTGTATTGTACAAGGTTACCGTTATTACGCATCCTGTGGTATACACCAGCAGAAATCCTTTTAACCTCTTGCTTAGAACCAGAAGTTTTAACAGAACCGGGTTTACCCCAGATCATACGTTTAACTTTCAATTCCAACATGCTCTTACGCATCCAGAACTCAATAAATGGTTCCCATTTAATATCATTCCTAGTCAGAGGCATCTGATTACGCCTTTGTGGAGTATACACCAAAATATCCAAAGGACGACCTGCGCTATCCCTAAGTGTCCTGTCATCAGCCCACTCGGTAATCTTATGCTCAAAACCATATCCAGAAGACAGGCTCTCAAACATAGAGATTTTTTCACCCAGACGAGGTAATCCAAGCAAGTCTTGGTCAAATTCACCAATTGAACCATCAACCAGTTCAAGTTCTACACCATACTGGATAAATGCACTACTGATGAAATCTACTTGAGGATTCTCACTTACAAGTGTCAAGGTATACAAGTAACCTTTGTTGTAAGGAACTGGGTCAGCAATTACGTAAGCCCTAGGGCCATACATACGGCTACCAAAAGAGATGATAGAATTTTTAGAGAACTCGTTACTATCAAATACCAGCCAAAATTCTTGTCCATCAATTCCGGGCTTCAGTAAAGCTGCGGTCTTATCAGGTACTTCGATAATTTTGGGGAATTTGTAAGGAACTTGAATATTCCATTTCCAAGCATCGCTGTTGTTGTCAATGTAGAAAGGAGTACTTTTGTTAATCATGTCCAGAAAGTCGTTGCTATACAACGAGCTTTGAGTATACAGACTGATAATTTTCTTATCATAGTCCGCTGGCTCTGTGTCGTGAAAACTTTCCAAGTGGTTAGTATCTGTAAGTTTACCAACTGCACGTTTGTCCATAGAGGACACCCTTGCGTAGGTAAAGCCAGTTAAACCGGGAATTGTCTGAATTGCCATTGTTTTTTAAAATTTAATATTTACAATCTGTTAAAAGGTGAGCCACTAGTTTTCTTAGCTAAAGTTGACTTCGGTTTATTCTTAACTACGGAGCTGAATAATTCATTTGTTTCCTTAGTTACACCTGCTTTCTTGATAGTAGCAAGTGTTGGGTCATTCTTTAACAGTTTCAGAAGTAAAGCGTACTTTACCTTCGTTTCGTGATTCTCTGGACGTTTGAGATTCATTATCTCTACATCAAAATCAGTCAGAGGTTCACCTGTTGAAGTTTTCCATTTCTCCACAACTAGCATATCATATACTTCTTTTGCCAGTTCTGGATTAACGGGAATCCCATCGAAATCTTTAGTTTTTAATTTATCTTGAAGAACTTTAGTTACGGTAGAAGTAAGTTGAGCTTTTCTTTGCTTCTCACTTTCTTGTTTTTGTTTGGCAGCTTCTACTTTTTCAGATAATTTTTTAGATTCTTGCTTGACAAGTACTTTGTGGTACTTCTCAGCAGCTTCCTTCAAATCTCCGTATTCTTTTAATTTAGATACTTCTTTTTGAATTTCATCATCCTCATACTCTAAATCCTTCAGTTTCTTACGGATAACCAACTCTTGATTACCCTCTTGGTCTAGGTCTAGATTAGTAAATGATTCTATTTCATTATATGTTTGGTAGTAATCCTTTGGATTAACACCATTAACGAAAATAGCGTCAAAAGCTTCTTGGTAATCCTCTCCAAACCTATTAAGATAGTTTTGAATCATAATCTCTGACCTCTTACCTAGCTGCTCATTCATTAGGTTAAGAAATTCCTGACCTGTTTTAGGTAAGGTAACTTCTTCATCTTCGTCTTTAATAAAAGCATTTAAGTTAAAGAGTTCTTGACTAAAAGTTATAAAAGGATTATCTTCTTCGTTATCTTGTTTTTCCTCATTATCTTCTTCGTTATCCTTCTCATCTACATCATCTTCGTCTCCCTCTTCTTTGATATCGGACAAATCAAAAGGAACTTCTTCCTCTTTTTCTTCTTCCTTTTCTACTTTCTTCTCAACTTTTTTAACAGGTGCAGGGGTAGGAGTATCCTTTTCGTCTATTCCTTTCACTTCTCCCGCTGGAGTTACAATATCATCCAAAAAAGAATCTATAAGTTCCTGTCCGGGACTGTTAACTGTGTCAACTATATTAAAGTTGAGTGAACCCTCTTGAGTATTAAAGTCTGCCATATTTAGTTTTTTACTGGTTTATTAATCAAAAATAGATATGTTAACTATTTTGTACAACAAATTTTGTTTAAAATGCCATAATATATTTGCATAATATGGCATTAATATTTCTTACTCTTCTGAATAATCACCCTCTAGTTTGCTTTGTGCAAGAAAAGCTTCGTCCCTAACGTCAGATAATTCAGAATCATAAAATACATAAGTATCATTTATACCCCACTTTACGTGGTAAAGATATCCATTAGGAGTCATCTCTATACTAATAACTTGACACCTTCTTTGTTTCGGGTCAGTAATTATGTAGACTATAGAATCTACCATAAACTTAACCTTCTTAAGTACTAAAGCGTTTTTGTTATCTACAGCCATACTATTTATTTTTTAGATTTAGCAGCAGGTTTGGGTTTATTCTTCAATTTTATCTTCTCTACCTGAAGGTCATTCTTCATATTCTCTCTAGTAACCTTCCTATCTTCAGCTTTAGAAGCCATTTCTTGATTGTGCTTCAATATATCAGCTTGTACCTTACTTAACTCTACCATCATTTTTGAACGAGCTTCCTCTCTGTCAGCTACTTGAGAAGTTATTTCTAGTGCATCAGCTACACCACTACCATCATTATCAGCAGTAGCACTCTCGTTCCTAGATAATGCCATAATAAGGGCTACTTCTTTTTTATTTAACCTGTCAAGTTCCTTATTCATATCCTCCCTTGCCTCATCTCTTCTTTCCTTCTCTGAACGAGCAGCCAAGTCAGCCTCAAACTGATTTTGCTGTTGGTCAAGTTGTTTATCCTTCAGGGCTTGTTCTTGTTGTTGGAACTCTTCCTGTTTTTTACGCAACTTGTTAAATACGTTCTTCATTTCCCTTATAGAATTGTTGGAATACAATTCTATAACATCAGAGAACGAGCCACCATTTTGTAAGAGAGGTTGAGCCAACTCCTTAAGTTGATCCCTTTCCCTGACATCTTTAGCCCTACTAGTCATGAATACCTTATAGTCTCTTAACTTGATATCTGTACCAGCTACCTTAACAAATCCAGCTTTACCCTCTGCATTAATGTAGGATACTGTACTTTCAGGCTTTTGAGCTTCTGTATATTGAGCTGCATCTAGTATAGCCTGAAAAACTTGATTCATAACATATTCGTGTGCAGCAAATATGGGTTCAGTCTGTGCGTAGGACTGATTAAGAGCAGTATTTGTAGCAGTGGCTGTCTCAGATGCCTGTATACCCCCCAGCCTCTGCCTATTTAAACCTACTAATTCCCAAGCCTCATTCTTTAACTGCACAGCTAAGTTGTACCTATTCTGTATTTCATTTGTACGGGTCAAATCTAGATTCTTAGCTACAGACTGGTTAGATACGGGAGATTTAGTATTTTCAGGGCTATCATCGTCAAACAATATACCTCTCTCCCTAGCTTCCATTTCCCAAGTATCAATATCATCTTGACCATCACCATCCTTTACACGGGGCACTCTTCGTATAGATACTACGCCTACATTACCTATTTCCTTTTCTAGTAAAGTATACATTTGGTTCATACAGATATTATAGAGTACCTGATAAGGCTTTAACATATCTATAAGAGAACGAGATTCTGTATTTTTAATCTCAAATACCTGTCCTATAAGAGGATTGTAGTTCAGTAGTTTGAATGGTTTTACATGATAGATATCTGGGCCTATCTTAGTTCCCTGATACCATTGGTTTACCCAACCCCACTCTACACTACCTACCTGAGTAGGAATATCTTTGTTAGAGTAATTCTCATCTACGATAGTAGACTGCATGTTACCTACTTCATCTATATAGGTTACCTTACCTATCTTCTTCTTACTTAACCAGTAAGCTCTAATAACTACGTACTTATAACCAAAAGATGATACGTTAGAGGTTAGTCCAAGAAAATCCTTTAACCCATCATTATTCTCCTTCATCTCTGACTCAATCATCATTCTAGTTTGTAGAACTAGTGGGTCATAGGTATCATACATTACACTGTCGTTACCAGTAGGAGCATTAGGATTGGTAAGGTTTGATTCCCTTACATTTATCAATCCATAGTCTTGAAGTGAGGAACGTAAATGGTCAATCTCTTCTTTTGTCAGGTCTATACACTTCTCAATAATCTCACTTATCTCCATGACCTCAACAGTACCACCAGCATATGCACCTTGACCTCTACCTGCATTATCAGAAGTATACTTCCTATCTGGTGTAGTTAAATACCACACATTCTTAGGATTGGCTACCTCTACATTAAAACCTAAACGAGAGTTATCCTCAAAGATGTGGAAAAACTCTCTAGAGGATATGTTTAAATCTCTGAAGGCATCCTCACTCTTTTCTTTCATGTTAAAGTCTACCTTCATGGCTTCCAGAATATGGTTAGCCCAACTCTCTGCTGTAGTTGTAAAGGACTCTAACTTATCCTTAACAGATTCCCAAGCTTGTTCATCTACCTGTTCTTGAGTAACGTCTCCCATCTCACCACTCTCAGCTAACTGAGCCATTACTTTTTGTCTAGCACTATTCATTATAAATTCGTGTAGAATAGCTGTCTTTGCTTGCAGTTCTTCAGATTGGCTATCATCATCAAAAGCCTTAGCCATGTATTTATCTGGCCTATTAATTAACTCACCTACCATAGTATTTAATGGGGGAGTTAGGATAGAGTAGTTCTTAACGTACTTTGGCAACTCCATATCTCCTACTATAGTATCTATAAAGGATCGTACTTCAGGTACTTGATAGAAGTCTTCTGGACGAAGAATGCCTTTTACTAGATCGTAATTCTTTACGAATGTTTCCCTATTCTTTACATACTCTGCATAAGCTTTGTTAGCAAAGTAATCCATAGTATTCTTTATCCAACCTTCCTGCTGCTTCTCTTTATCTGTCTTAAACTGGTCAGGGAATATGTTTAAGTAAGCATACCTTATCGTTGCGTCTTCTGTATATCTAATGATTGCCATTATACAAATAATTTATTTTTTCTGCTTGCAGTAGTATTACCAACAAACATTTTACTTTTATTTTTAGCTTTAGCTCTATTACCTAAATTTTGGTAACGAGAGTCTCTACTTTCCTGTATTTTACCTATAATTGGATCCATTTTTAAGGCTTGAGCTATAGCCAATTCAGCAGCTACTATTCTATCAAAGTTACCCTCATCATTAAAGTGTATCATCTCCTCTAGTAGTAACAAATCCAATATTCTCTTTATACCAATCTCTTCCTTTATAACAGTTCCGTTCTCGTCTACTTCCTTACTAATAACTTCCTCTGTATACTTCTTTAAGCAAGAGTGTAAGAATGTACGTATCTTTTCCGCTGACCTAGATATACCAAAATCCCTGTTCTGAGTAGTGTGAGGAACAATTTCCTTTAACCAATCAGGTTGCTTCTCTAATAAATTGGCGTCTCCCTTACCTATCATGTAATTAATAAAGGACAACTCATCATTTTCACAAAGAATCCTTGCGTTATAGTACTTACATAACAAACGAGCCTGTTCATTCCAATCTTCTTGACTATCTGGACGAGCTGCATAAGAAGCAACAAACATATCCTGATATTTCTCACTATTTATTTCATGCATCCTTTTATAGATGTAGACTACTCCTAGTGAATCTGAGTAGGCTGCTTTACCTTGGCGATACGGGTCAACTCCTGCTACATACAATCCGTAAGGAGGATTCTGTATGGGGAACTCATATATAATAACAGGAGCATCTTTATTTTCTCCTGCTGCCATTGGGTAGTTGGTTATAGGTAGTTTGTCTGTAAACTCATGGGTTATTCTCTCTCCATCATGATACAACTTAACCAAACTACCTGTTCTGCCTGTTCCTAACAGACGGGCTTTCTGTGCTTTGGCAGCAGCAGAATTGAAAATGTTAGCTCGACTAGTCATGAAGCATTCCTCTACAGTGAGAGGATGGTACATGATTGTCTTTAAGTATTCCTGTTTATCAGGGTCTTTTGACTTTTTCTCTCTTTCCTCTAAAATCTTTTCTAGAGCTTTTTCCTTGTTAGATACCTTAATAGGTATTTTATCTAACTTTGGGTAGGATTTGTTAGTATCTATAACCCCTTCTTTCTTTAAGAAGTCAGATAGTGTCCACTCATCTTTACAGTCTTGTCTATACAAGCCACTCATAAAGATACAGGTCTTCTTACTTGTCTTAGGGTCTACTACACCTAAAAAGTTGTTAGCATCTGGTGAGTGAAAGAAACGATCAGCATCTGCTCCATTATCAAAAGAACCACCTGTACCTACTAGAATAGGAATAGTTCTCCATCCAAATTCAGATAAGAAGGCTGGTTTTGCTGCCTCAAAAACCTGACCAAACAAATACTTACCAACCTCGTCCATCACATATGTTTTGGCTGTAGTACCTGCTGCTGTTTCAGTATTGTTACCATCATCTGCGTTACGAATGATTAAGTAACTCCACACATCATCATCACCATCTTTCTTCTTATACCCTAACTTGACCATTGATTTGGCCCAGTTCTTATCTATCCTAGGGATATACAATCCCTTCCACATATTCTTCATCCCAAAGTCTACCTTATCTTTCAGTAGAGTTAAGTCAGGGTCATTACCACCAACAATAACATTTTGGGTATCCTTAAAGAGAAGTGCATTACATCCAGTAACAGAAGCTTCAAATTCTGATTTACCACCCTGACGTAACCCAATCTCCATGTAACCCTTCATCTCTCTCCTACATTGGTCAAGGAGAGTTCCTCTTATCCATTCATTATCTCTTAGGAAGGGTAGAGAGGGAACCCTTACTACGTTTCCGAAGTTATCCTTCTTATCTATACGTATCCACCAATGGTTTAAGTGAAAGTACAACCAAGGTGGAATGTTTACTCCATTTATTGTTACACCACCTAGACATTTTTCCTCTTCCCATTTTATTAGGTCATAAAATTCCCGTGTCCCCTCTGGGGGAAGGTTTTTTATGTTACGGAAAAATTCTGTAGTTTTAGTTATCATTCTTATTCTGCATTCTAGCTGGGATGGTAGCTTGACCCTTTGCTTCCTGTTTAGCTTGTTCCTTCTCTCTCATTGCATCTACTTCTCTAAGTAAAGAGAGGTAGTTCTTCATTGTTTCCTGAATAAACTTACCTTGTTGTTCTATAGAAGCAACAACCATAGGTATAACTCCACCATTAGCAGTTTGTTTATGTTCTACCCTGTCTGTTAAGGTAGCTAGTGGATGTTTATCCACATACTCCTTCCATTCTTTTAGTTGTTTTTCTGCCCAATCTAGTTCGACATCCACAAATGTTTTACTCTTCGCCATCGTCCATATTTAAGTTATCTGCATCTTTTACTACGTCATCTACAAATACATCGTAGTCACCCGTCTCTCCATTCAATTCTAATTCTGCTTCGTACTTCTCTAGAGCGTGGAGCATCTCTTTGTCTGTCAGAGACCATATGTTACCATAATCTGATGTAGCTGTATCAATGTGTCTACCCAACTGGAAGGTAGGGTACTTACTCTTTAATCTCTTTAGTGCGGTTAGTATCTCCTTAAAATGATTCATATCAGTTAGTTAATATACCTGAAGATGCAAGAGACATCTTACTAATCACAGGGTCTAGTTGAGAAAGTAATTTTTTTATCTGCTCGTTAGCTGCATCCTTTACTTCCTCTGAAATGCCGGGAGTTGCTATCAAAGCTCCTAACTGGTTTACTACCTGAAAGATAGTTTGGCTTAAGATTATATCCCTCTCTGTCATGCTATAATATTTTTAATATTCTTCTCTTCGTCTCTAGGTGGAAAATAAGTAGGACGTACCTCTAAAACGCCATCCTTAGTATTAAATCGTATATCTATGTATTCACAGGCATATTCATTCTCCAACTCTAGGAGAATATCCATTACCTCTCTGATAGATACCATTTTTATGTTACACATGTTTAGTCCAAAAGTTTTTAGGGCAGTTACAAGATAGACAACGTGTCTTTGCATCTAACTGACAACCACATTCTGTACAATGTACAAAGGGTTTAAGAGATTTGTACCCATTCAGTGCAGCATTAGACGAGTTGTGTGGACAGGTTCGACAAATCTCCAACCTCGTTTTTGCCACCTCCTCTACTTCTGCTTTCCTGATTAGGTTGTTCTTCCAACCCTCTGCTATCTGTTTTATTTCCATATAACTTGGTTTGTATATATTCTAATTGTTTCTGTAAGTGTTCTTCACT